GCAGATACTACGTCATCGTTCATTCTCGTTTCAAGAGTTTAGCCAACGTTATGCTGACCCGACAAAAGACTTGGATTTTGTGACCAGAGAGGCACGTTTGCAAGACACTAAGAATCGTCAAAACAGTATTGAACTTGATGTCGATAGTGAATTACATTATGCATGGAAAGAAAAACAAGAATCACTTATCAATACCGCAAAAGAAACTTATCAATGGGCTATTGACAACGGTATTGCAAAGGAGCAAGCTCGTGCAGTACTGCCAGAAGGTAACACTGTATCTCGCATGTACATGAACGGAACTCTCCGTAGTTGGGTTCACTACATAGAATTGAGGTCAGCGAATGGTACTCAAAAAGAACATATGAATGTGGCGCAAGCTTGTGCAGTAGAGATTGCAAAGATTTTCCCACTTATTGGAGATATATTAAATGACTGAAATTCCTATTTTCCCAGCTGGTGTACTGAAGATATATCAGAATCCGAATCCACCACAGATTCCTTCTATGGATGAGTTTGAATTTAATCAACAAGCAATTGCAAATCCCGATACTACACAGTTCAAGGATACTCCTAACATCATTGACCACGAAGGTCTTGCTGATTTGAAGACATGGTTCTATGAGTGTACCAAGGATTATCTTGATAATGTGATGACTCTGGATCATCGTGATTTCTGGATTCATGAGAGCTGGTTGAATAGTGCAGACCCAGGCAGTTCGCAGAGTATGCATAATCATGGTAATTCACTTATCAGTGGCGTGTATTATGTCAAGTCAAATCCACAACATCCCCCATTAGTGTTTGAGAAAATGCCCTCAAATAGTGACCCGTTTTTCTCACTAAGAAAGCACTACAGTAGCGCTAATGCAAACTTCACTAACAAGGTTGGTATGCCGTGTACAGAGGGGTCATTGATTATGTTCAACTCATATCTGTTTCATGGGTTTGCTCAGAATGTCACAGATGAACCAAGGATCAGCCTTGCATTTAATGTCCTTGCAAATCTCTCTGAACGTGATGCGTACAAGCTTGACTTTGTAAAGAATGAACGGTGGTTAGACGATGCATCTGTAAATTACACGGTAAACACTGATGGTTCTAATGGAAAGATCGATAGAAGGATGAGCAAGTGAACTCTGTAATTATTGGTAATGGTGAATCTAGATCATGGTTTAATCCAGAGATTAAGCGGTCCATTGGGCCCATAGGCACAAGAATATGGATGGATACTGAAACTTGGGGATGTAATGCTGTCTATCGTGAAGCATCTCCTAATCATATCGTTGCAATGGATTATGCAATGCAGCAAGAGATATATGATTCTGGATATGCACTAAAAAATGATTGTTATTTTGCAAATTGGAATGTAGTTCCAGCTGAAGTTGCAGAAATGACTTTAATGGGGTATGACATTCCACAAGAATTTATTCATAGAAGTAATAAACAAACAGAGCAGTGTGTTATACAAGGAAAAGACCCCAACACATTGAAAGAGAAAATTGATCTTGCAATACAGCAGTTTCCAAATTTAGATATAAAAGATTTAACGTTGAAGATGGAAAAGGACGTTGGAATCTGGATTACATATGTAGAGGAAACTGACCAAGTGACTCCTATTGTTGGCCTCAATGGATACTCTACAGGTAATGCTGCAATGTCTCTTGCGTGTGAGTCTGGATCAAAGAAGGTATATATGCTAGGATTTGATCTAAGCGCATATGAAGAAGATTTGAACAACATATACAAAGGGACAGACAATTATTTTCCTAGTGATACAAAAGGATTTAATCCTGTAAATTGGATAGACCAGCTGGCAGTTATTTTTACACAATATAATGACGTTGATTTTTATTGGGTTGATGCTATTGATAGATACGGCCAGAAGGAGTTTTTCCATAATAATGAAGACGGCGATATCAATACCCTGACATATTTAACGAAAGAAGAATTCTGCAAAGAACTGTCTTTAATAAGACAATAAATAGAAAAGAGGATTGACATTATACCTATACTATGTTATATTTAAACATACTTAAACATACGAACATACATTTACATAAGGAGAATACATATGTCGTTTAGCGCAATGAAGAAACAAAACAGTCTTGATTCACTGTTGGGTGCTGCCCAAGCAGAATCAGCACCACAAGAGAAGAAGTCTTATGCTGATGAGAGACTTTGGAAACCAACGATGGATAAGACAGGAAACGGTTATGCTGTAATTCGTTTTCTTCCAACACCACAAGGAGAAGAAATTCCTTGGGTTAAAGTTTGGAACCATGCTTTTCAAGGTCCAACTGGTCAGTGGTATATTGAAAACTCCCTTACTACAATTGGTCAGAATGACCCTGTATCGGAACTTAATACTAGGTTCTGGAACTCAGGTATTGAATCTGATAAGGAGATTGCTCGTAAGCAGAAGCGTAAGTTACAGTATTTTTCTAATATTTACGTTGTGAGTGATTCTGCAAATCCTCAAAATGAGGGTAAGGTCTTTCTTTATAAGTTTGGTAAGAAAATCTTTGATAAGGTTATGGAAGCAATGCAACCAGCCTTTGAAGACGAATCTCCTATCAATCCTTTTGATCTTTGGAATGGTGCGAACTTCAAATTGAAGCTTCGTAAGGTAGATGGTTATTGGAACTATGATAAATCTGAGTTTGAATCTCCAGCTGCATTGAATGATAATGATGATAAACTTGAGGAAATATATAGTAAGGTATATTCACTAAATGAGTTTAGTTCTGCATCTAATTTTAAATCATATGATGAATTGAAAACTCGTTTGGATATGGTTCTTTCTGGGACAGTTGCAGCTGCTACAGTTGCCGATGTAATGGAAAGTGAACCTACTGCAAATGTTGTAGTAAATACTAAACCTGTAGCTCCTGTTGCTACCGTGGTTGATGATGATGACGCAATGTCATATTTTGAGAAATTGGCTGAAGATGGATAAGTAAGACTCGAACTAAAAATGCCCTTCACTAATTTGTGAGGGGCATTTTTTTATGATTCATTTACATAACATTACTATCTATTGCTGCATTAGTGACGGCACTGGGCGGCACAGCACTATCAGCAGAAAATGAAGTTTGATTTTTCTGGCTACTGTCAATGTTTACGGATGGGCCGTTATTAACGGTTTGGCCACCTTGACCACTTGCCCGTTGTCTTAAAATATCTCTGGTTTGTCTCGCTGCATCTAAAGATTTTTGCCGGCTTTCCAGCTGCACATCAAGCGCACTGGTGTTCACTTCTCGCCCTCTTGCGGCAGCTTTGCTTTTTATAATATCTCTTTTAGCCTTTGTCGCCAACTGTTTGGCTTGCAATTTTTGAAATACGGTTTCAGCTTCTTTAAGTTCATCAGCATTGAAATTTTCATTTTTGGTTGTAAGCTTCATCATAGATTTAGCTTCTCTAATTTCAGCTTTTTGATCTCTCTCTGCTTGCTTCAGAAGAAGCATTTTTGCTGTCTTCAGCCTACGTTTTTCCAGGCTATTGTTATTCATGGTGAAACGCTCTCTGGAGTCATCATCGTTCGACATCTCAGCATCTTCAAGTTCATCTGCGGCCATTTGCACTTGGAGTTCTAACTGTTTTCGTTTCTTCACTCTATTAACTTTCGCAATATCCAAATTGGATTTTTTCTCCAATATTTCATCCGCTCTTTCTTTCTCCTCTTCCTTAGCTAAGTCCCCTAGTCTTTTTTCCTCTTGTCCTTTCGTTTCCTTACCAAAAACCATAGTTGCAAGGCTCCCAAATTTATTCCTAGCCCATGCAACCACACTATCAAACCAACCTGTTACAAGCCCAATAAGCTTATCTAGTGCGGTTTCTCCTGGCTCAAATTTCACACCAAACATTTTCATAACTGTGGTTACTAGATTATCTACCATATTAACAACTAACTTACCTATTGCTTTACCTATATCTAATACACCAGTTAAATCTCCTTTAAAGAGTTTTGTAAATCCTGCCACAAGTTCATCAAAGTATATTTTGATGTCTGTTAATAGTTTATCGAAAGTTCCACCTTCTCCAAATAAAGCTGGACCCATCACATCTGTAATAAAAGGTAATATTGTTTCTTTAAAGAAAGCTGAAAATTGTTCAAACTTCTTCTTTAAGGTTTTCCACATTTTACTATTCATAAAAGCTGCTATCAAAGCGACAAATCCTAATATTGCAGCCCCAATAAACATTTTTTTAAGTTTATCCCATGCAGAACCACCTACGTTTTTTACTTTTTCTTTTCCTTTTTCCCCTAATCCTTTTAAGGCGTTCATAAGTTTTTGTGATCTACTCTCTTCTTTCTGTGCTTTTTCCTTATCTGCAGCAGTTTTTGGTTTGTTTTTAAGTCTTTTATCTGAAGCAGCATCCCTTACTTTTTGCTGTTCCATATTTTCTCTATATAATTCCGATGAATCTTCTAGTGATTTATTAATCACATCACTAAGACCCCCAGACCCGTTAATTGATTTTATTTGTCCTTGAAGTAGTGCTTTCTCCAACTCAGGGCCGAGGCCTAACTGTTCTTTAGCCACCTTCGCAAGCATTTCATTGTTTTCTGCAAATTTATCATTAGCAGCTTTTTGTTCTTTTAGGAATTCAAATTCATCATCAGACAATCCTAAATTTTTTAGTAATAACTTTCGTTCTTCGATTATTCTTTTTTTCTCCACCTTAGCAGCATTTTTAATGATGGTTTGTTCTTGGATAAATTTCTTTTTTTCTCTTCTTTTTGTCAACGCCCACTTCACCGCTTCAAAAGCTTTAGTTTTATTCAAGAAACCAAGACTTTTTTCTTGAATAAGCCCAAAACTATCGCCAATTATACCTGACTGTTTTTCTGAGCTATCTGATATCGTCTTGTCTAATATTTTAACCGCATCAGCAAAGTTTTGTTCAGCCATGACTTATTCCTTATTTCTTTGGTGGCGTTCTGTTGAACGCTTGTGCGCCATAAAACGCTGCAACAATACCAGCAACGGCAATGAAGTAAACTCCTGCCATATCACCCAGTATTTTTGCTGCTTGTTCAATACCAAATACAACTGATAAGATAACACATAGAGGGTATAATAACATACCCATAAGAGCAAACCATGCCATATTACGTTGGGCATCCTCTTTCTTGTCTTTGTTATCCAAATCAATCATACGTTCTTCCATTGCCAATTCCTCATCACTTACGACACCATCGCCGTTTAAATCATATTTTGCGAACTCACTATCTTTTTGTAGTTTTTTCTGCATGAGTGTATTACCCCTTAGATATAAAGATGAAATATCTATCTATTATTTCTTTCTTGTTCTCGCATCCTATCATTTTCTTCTTCTATGTGTTGCATCAATAAATTCATATATACATCCCTTTCCCACGGTATCATATTTTCTATTTCTTCTAAAGACCAATTATGATGATGAATTAATCCAAAATTTACTTTATAATATGTCACCACATTATTATGAGAAAGGATTATCCTAAAAAATCAGCTAGTCCCTCCAGAACCATAGTTGATTTAACTTTAGTATTTGGATTCTCCACTTCAATTTCATGCTTAAGTTTAGGCATAGTAGTAAAAAATTGTTGCACTGTTTCAAACATTGCTTGCGTCATACTATTAAAAAAATCATCTAGTTCTTTATTACTCAAATCAACTCTATTATATGTTTCATCTTTATAGTGAACTATATCAATACAATTCTTAATAATAAAAAATGTCTTCTCAGTATCACTTGTTATTTTCTCAGCATCCAAAGTATCTTTTACAGTAGGATATCTCATTACAAGACTAAAATCTTCATTCAGTTCAATATTAGTAGTATGAGTATCATCAACTAATATTCCTACATCTTCTGTGTTTAATGTATATTCTACTTGTGTTTCATAATCATCAGTACATGTAATAGTAAGTTCAATTGACTCTGATATAGATTTTCCTCTAATCCTAAGAAACGCAAATTCAATATCAAACATTGCATCTTTTTTCTTACCCATTTTACCATTTGTACATGCATTAACCAGTTTCAATATAGCAGGATATATTTGTGTTTCATCATCAGTTTCCATAGCCATTAATAAGAGTTTCTCTTCTCCTACTAAGAACGGTCTATATTCAATTTCTTCTCCTGTAGATGGTTGTTTCAAAGTGTAAGTTGGGGTAGTAATTTTTGGCAATGCCATTCTATTGTCTCCTGTTTCAATTCAATTCAATTAGTTTATAGTTTTAATTTAGAAATTATTTTATTAGTAGCTGCTCCAACTACTGCTCCAGCAATAGATTTAACTAAATTTGGAAGTGCGGTTTCTGTAGGTTGTTTATCTCCATGTTTTGAAATATCAGTCCAATGTCTAAAATTAAAATTAACGGACATTCTTGCAATCTCATTTGAAGAACCAGAGCTGTATTCAATAGGACCAAAATTCTTTGGGTAACATTCCCACAACTTAACACCATATGCTGGACTATGATTGTCATCTAATTGGTAAATATCAGCTGTACCTGATGCATACTCCTCATAATATTTTAAATTCCAACTTTCAGTATCATATGCAAGTTCCATCCATTCAGTAAAGAATTTTCTTATAGTAAATCCTCTATCCAAAATAAAACTCATTGTAATTTCATCAGCATATGTTACACCTTCAACAACATCTCTTGTTGGTCCATATATGTTACTATCTGTAGCAGTAGAAAGATTGAGTCCAGGCATACTAACACTTTCACATCTCAATACCAAAGATTGTGCGACTAATTGGTTCATTGATGCTGGAGGATTTAGTTTGACCTCAAATTTATTAGTTCTTGCAACACCACTTTGGTTTATATCAGCAAGAAACTTATCAATCTGTGAACTAGAGGAACGTCCAAAAACTTCTCCTAGAGCATCTGAAATAAGTTCTCTACCAATTCTTTTTGCAGCTCCTCTTGCTTCTTGTACTGCAATTGGTCCTAATGATCCATCAAATACTTGTTCTAAAGTTTTTCTATTAACTACCATTAGATCATTCTCCTAGAATCAGACCATACAGAATCAGCAGATGCCTTTTTAAACTTCTGCACAGGCAATAGTGTTGCGATAGTAAATTCATCAGCATCTATTCTACGAAATTGTGATTTAGTGTATCCCGCAAGATATCTGTGTATGGTTGGTTTAACTAATCTAATAGCTTTTACTGCTTGATAATTTACTTCTAAAGTTGTATTTTCATCAAAAGTGTCACCACCAAAATCCAACATCCTATCCAACAACTTCATTCTTAATGGAATAGGTAAGTAATGGAAATTGATACCAAGAAAACCATCTTTATATTTCTCTAGGGGTAATACTAATGGGAATGTATCATAGTATGGTAATTTATTCTTATGTTTAGGACTATATATAAACATATTTAATCGTCCATAAAACGGTCTAGAATTTCTTTTGCCATCTCGTATTAAGTCCATAGAACCAGGAATACCAAATTCTTTGATCTTATCTTGATACCAATCATTAGAATAAGGTCTACCTTTTGCTGCTTTTTGTACTGATTTTATATAATTACTCTGTGCCATACTGTTATTTATAACGTATACCTAAATCATCTTCAGTCAGTATCTTAAATTCCATACCATTATTTAAGCACCAAGAGTTTGCATATTTCCACTTTGCTTCATTGACTCCCCATGTTTTAACCTCAGAGAACCAACGTTTAGTTTTTCTTGATGGTTTTGGATTGGGTGGACTACATTGTTTCTTTGGTTTAACTTCTATGATGTATTTCTTTATCTTACCATCATGTCGTTTAACTTTAATATAGAAATCTGGATAGTAACGATGTTTTTTTCCATCCCAAGGAGATAAATATGGTATAATGATCTCTTCACTACCCCATTC